GGCGGCTCACCAGAGCAGCGACCGCACTTGCAGTAGAACTCTTGAGGCCGGAAGTTCTTAGGGTATCCGTCGTTCATTTGGAACTCCTCTTCCGTTTGCCTTCGATCACCGTGGCGTAGTCTTCAAACACCTGCTTCTTGATTTCTGCTCCGATGGTTACTGCTTTGGTCTTGAGTCTGCGTAGTTCCTCTATGTTCGCCTCATAACTCGGGTCATCCTTGGCGCTCTCTTTTGCTATTTTCAAAGCCTGGTTAAACGCTGTGTTCAACTCACGTTCAGCCCTGTTAAGGTATCGAGTCATTGCACCCCTCTTCCCTGTTAATGCGACCGGCTTAAAGCCAATCCCAAACAACTGCCGAACCAGGTACTCCAGAGCGCGCTCGTGGCCTGCTGGGTCCGTCGGGTTAAAGGTCTTCCACCTATCACTCAACCTGCTTTGCTCGTCGATCATGCCCGTCTGACGCAGTAACTCTTCAGCCAGGACCCTTGAGGTACTGGGCAGTGCGAACGTAGCGTATCTCTTTATGATTTCTGGTGTGCTCATAGGCGTACCGTTGATGTCCGGCTTTCCACCTCGTGATCTATAGTTAGCTGCCAGGAGTAGCACTTCCTCCGCCAAGGGCTGGCCACCTAGACCAACGAGTCGGGCAAAAGAGGCTGGCCCAGCAAGGGAACCCGCCTCTTTCTTAGTCCTGAATAACTCCCGGTCTCTCTTCAAGGAGTCGCCAAGTCCAAGTTTGGCCTCGACAGCCTCCTTGGGGGCATCTGAAATAACGTCACCGATGGCACCAATAACTCGGCCAATCATGGCAATCTTTGTGGCCTCGGATGACATAAAATCCTGACCGCCAAGATACATTGCTCGGGTATATCGGGGATCGGCAATGTCAGCAAAGATCGTGGCTCTGGTTTCCCCAGGAATGTACGCCATTTGCTCCTTAAAGAAGCGACGATCCTCGTTCATTTCCCTTCGGGCTTCCGTGACAATCGCCTGTCTTCTGAGCATCTGCATCATCAACTGATTGGCTTGTCTTGATGCGACAGCCCGATTATTGGTTTTCCTGATTAGGGCGTCTGGGGCGAGCGCCCTCGATAGGAAACCTTTTTCTCCCATGCCCATTGCCTTGAAGTGCCACGTCAGGAAGGGGCTGGCTAAAGACAATGGCCCCAGGTTCTGCAACTTTCTTACGAGCCCAGGACGACTAGAATAGTCAACAAACATATCTACCGCGCTGCGCCGACCAGCAGCACCAAAGATCTTTGCTATTCTTTTGTCGTTGATACCGCCAAGTTTGCGCTTGCCCTGGTAAAAACCATCTCGTTTTCGGGTAATCCGAGCAAAAGTGTTCGGCGCAGTCCGAAACTCAATATAATCGCCCACCTTGAGAGCGTCTAGGTCCCTGTAAAGACTCCTCATAGCGGTGTGCATCTCTTCGATCTTAAAGATGTTGTCCCCGAGCCGATAAAACGCCTCCAGTGGTCGCTTGATCATGGCTACTTCGAGCGCCTTTTTGCCGGTAGATTTCGCCCTATCAAGTAAGGCAGTGCCGCTAAACTTTGCGCCTTCGCCAAGAGCCCCGAGACCTGGACGAATTACGTCTAACTCTGCATCTAATAAGTTTGTCTTGGCCACACCACTTTCCTCTATTTGCCGGAAAATAGCCGCCTCTATCTTATTAGCAGGCTTGTACTTGCCCTCGGTGTACCGTTGGTATCGTCGAGCTAGGCTAACACCCCTGACCAGAGTTCCGATTGGATCACCTCGTCGGATGCCTTGAAACCACACATTAGAGGCGAGGTTATTAACACCTGTAGCCAAGCGATAAACCGTGAGGTTCAATTTCATGTAGTTAAAGAACTGGTTCAAGTATGAGGCACTGTGCTGAATGTCGTCGAGCATGTTCAGGGTGCTTTGTAGTGACTTGCTTATTGTTCGACCCTGAATGTCGCGCTTCTTGCCGTACAAGCCACGAACACCTGATGCCTCCAGAGCCGCCTCCATCTGCTTTCGCAGGGCCGGGTTTGTAATAATGCCTTGGTCTACCAAGTCGGCTTGAATCTCCCTTACCGTTTTCGGTTTTACCTTCTCAAACATAGTGCCAAGAATGACGTTGTCGGCTCGACTGCGATAATTAAAGGTTTCTTCTGCGTAATTTTTTAAAAGATCGTCGATCAGATTATCTGCCCGGCGAGCAACGGAACTTTGCACCTCTACGGCTGATGTCCTGCGTTGCCTCCCAGCCATTAGATCACGGACAAAATTGCGATCATTTTTAAGCCTTGAGATAATTGACGCCAAGTCACTCGGATCTACATTCCGTGGCAGCACCTGGGGCATTGTCTCCCCGTCTAACGCCTTAGTTAAGACCGCCTTTGCATACTGCTCCGGCACGACCTTCCCTAGTCGCACGGCATCCAGCGCCTCTGAGACCTTCATTCCGGCTGCGATAAGCGGGCGTGCTGCCTCTAGGTTCATGGCCTTTGACCGAGCCTTACCCATGGCACCAATAGACTCTTCTTGGATGACTTTGGCAATGACCTCTGCTTGTACCTTCCGGCGGTTCGTTTTGCCGCCCTTCTTTTTCGGATCTAGGCTTTCAAGCACTTTCGAGATGGTAGGTATAAGGTCAATCTGCTGCTTGCCAACACGGACAACCGGCATCACCCTTCTGCCCCCAACGTAAGCTGTTTCGGCCATGCTAGACAACTGAGTGCTTAGTGCCGTTCTGGCCCTGGCTTTCTGCCGGCCCCCCAATCCAGAAACCAACTCGTCGAGAACAGCGTTCATAAACTTCTCGGAACGAAGAAGCGAAATCCCGCCATTACCAATATCAGTGACCACCTCCCGCAGCCTCACACCACGATTGGGAGATACTCCAACGCTTTCTAGTTCCCTGGCGACCTCTCTTACTATCTTTGCCGCCTCTCTGGACAGCGGACTTGCTATTTCAGATGTCAGGAGATTACGGGCGATCATCCGCTGGTTTTGCTCCAGGTGCGTTGCTGCCTCAGTATCCCTAGCCCGTTTAGCCTCCAGCTCTTGGCGCTGCTTTTTAAACCCGTCGCGAGCCCTGGCAATATCGTCAGCCTGTTTAGATAAGGCCTCATCACCAAACGTGGCTAGGGAGTTTTCAAACTGCGCCTCAGCATCGTCGATCTTTTTGAGGGCTGCCTGGTATGCCATGTCAACGTCGTCAGCCTGAACAAGTCGCTCACCCGCTCGGGGCCTGCCTTCTCTAACGACCCCAACGTCGTCGATCTCCAGTATGGGAGAGACGCCCTGGCCGGTGGCACGAGGATCATCCGCTCGGCGCTGAAGCAGTTTACCTTCCTCGGCCAGAGCGCGAAGAGGCAGTCCTCTTGCTTCGAGGAAGTCTCTAATCTTGGCAGCATCGTCCGTAAGTTGCTGTTTGGCAACCTGCTCGCTAATTGTCCTGCCCGCATTGACACCACGCAGGTATCGACCCACGGTTGCTACGGACTCATTAAAAAACCTTGAGTTCCGACCAATGCCAAAAGTAGTCTCAACAAACGCACCAATAGCAGCGCCAACCCCTGGCTCACCAGCCAGCAAGCCATATCCGGCACCCTTTAACGCAGAGTTAGCCACGTCAGAAATACGCAATGGTGTTGTTGTTGCATCAGTTTCAAACAGCCCAGTCCGTGTTGCCGCTTCGTCGGTTTTGCCGATAACCATCGGCCGCTCTTTTCTCGGCATAAAGTTGGACTCTGGAAACACCCTGCGGGCAATCCCCTGCACTGTTCTGGCGGGCAGTTCATCTACCGTGCGAACCCAGGATTTAGTACCTGCCTCTAGTTCATCGAGTTTTGAAAGAGCCCCTGTTGCATCCATCTTCCCTAGAAGTGCTCTGGCTCCCTGGTGGCCTGACGCTGCCATGTTCTTCAGTTTGATCTTCATGGGTATCAACGTCGACACAAACGAAACTGGTCGACCCCGAACAAAGTCATAAAGCGGCTTGTAAGCGTCCTTCTTTCCCTTGAAGAAGTTGTTTTGGGAGCCGATAGCAACGGCCGCCAATTTTGACATATAGCCAAACAGGCCGTCGACTAAACCCTGGCCCATCTGAAAACCTTCCTGAGTCCTTTGCTTGCCGATACGTTCAATCATCGACATAGACCCATTGGCATCAGTAATGGTTACGAGTTCCCCAATAAGAGTAGGAAAAGCCTCAACGAACTCTTGACCGTCATTTACGAAGTTTTCGTAAGCAGTTCGCTTATTGAAGTCCTCTACCTCTTTGCCGTACTGATCGTATATTTCCATGACGCCACCAAGCGCCGCCAGTTCCTTTCTTGTTCGGGCCGCTTCGGAACTTCGCTGTTTTTGCAGTTCGGTTATCTGCCTAGAGCGAGCCGGATCGGCTGCCCCTCGATCCTGCATTTCGGCGAGGCGTCTTAGTTCTTCATCTATCTGCGCGAGCCTAGCGAACCTGTTCTTCTCCTCGTCCGCCACCCCCATCATATACTGGCCATACTCTAAGCCGCCTCGCGCCAGGTCCCCGATAAGTTCGACGGCCCGCTTACCGCCGCCAAGCACCACGCTCCCTGTTTCCACAACCGATCCCGCCACGCTCTCCAGGGTTGCCATCGGATCTGTCACGGTAGCTGCAAGGCCCTCTTTGGCCATTTCGACCGGGCGCTCTTTTAGTTCACCCTTAAACTTCTGAAAGGCAGTTTCTGGGGCTTCACCCCTCTTGAGCCCAACGGGACCCTTGAGGGAGTCATAGTCTTGGCCCATTAGATCAGGGCTGAGTGCTTGACCTGTTTGCTCTTGAAACAGTTTTGCAAACTGCTCGTTAGAGATACCAAACCGCTGCGTTATCTCTCGCTGCTTTTCAGCAACCGTAACCATTACCGCATAGCCTGCCTGGCAGCATCTACGTCGCCTTGCTCTTCAACTGGCGGAGGCCCGAGGTACTCCTCAACCCTGTCAGCATTTTTAGATTGACCAAGAGCAGAGCGCAGGTTGCTTTCTGCCTTCGTCAGGCTTTCATTAACCTTGGCAAAGCGTTTCTCTAGCTTTTCAATATTAGCATTAGGCTTGCGGGAATCTCGGAGAATTTTGTTCATTTCCGCCTCGTGCCTGCCAACAGCCGCCAACATGCTTGCTGAGTTGGTTAGGATTTCGGACTCAAGAACCTTGTCGCCCTTCATCTTGTTGTATGCAGCACGAAGCCTGCGAACATCATTGCGGGTTGAGACAAGGTCCTTCGTAAAAGAATCCTTCCTTTCTTTCTCTAGATCTCGCTTATCCGTAAACTCATCACGCGCCATTCGGTACTGCAAACCAGGCGGAAGGGAAGACTGCTCCTTGGCCCCAGTGACACCCCTCATGGTCTTATCAAACCAGAGATCGCCAACTGTCGTGCCTCGCTCTGCTGCGTACAGCGCCTCTGCCAGCGTTCTCGGCTGCATACGATCACGGATGAGCCCGGCCGCCATCGTGAGCGCTTGCACTTGGTTGGCATCTAAATCACCACGGCGCAGAGTGCCTTCGATGTAACGCTGCTGATCTCTGAAGCTGCCCACCTTAGCCAGTGACCTAAGCATGCTGTCAGCACTGCGCCTCTTCTTTTCTTCTTGCTCTCGCAGAGCGGCTTCACGCCGACGCTCAGACATTATCTGGGCTGCTTCTTGAGGGGACGGAAGAGGGCGACTGCCATCTCCACCCCCTTCACTACGGATGAAATCTCTCTGGTCACGGGTCATTTGAAAGGAGTCTTGTGGAGTATCAGATGGCAGCCCAACCTGGGCGGTCTGATCCTCGATGCCGGACTCTACAACCTCTGGTTCTGATTTAGCAATTTCTGGTATTGGCTCAATCTTCTGAGGCTCTGCGGCTTTCGTTTCAAATACTGGAAGTTTTGCCTTCTTCTGGAACTTCTTCACATAACGATCTTTAAACTTGAGGTAGTCATCTACAGTAATGTAGCCTTTTCTCTTTTTGGGATCTTCTGCATCCACAGGAGCGTTTTGACTATATTGTTGCCCTGCTTTACCTTTTCCCTTTCTATACAGAACGTGAGATCTCTTTTTGCCAAGTCCCGCTGGGCCAAAGATTGCAACGCTAAACTCACCCGGCTTAGAATAGTCTGCTACTTTCGAGTACATTCCAAAGTACTTCTCAGCCAACTTTAGTTGTTCTATGGCAGTCATCGTTCGAGTGTCTTCTTTTTTAAATTCCTTGGGAACCAGCTTTCTTCTTTTCATTTCGTTGATAGCTACATCAGTGAACTGTATTAAACTAGAAGCGCCCGAATAAGGGTTTACGCTGGTTGTACTCATGCTCGACTCGGGTATTAAGGCTCTAATAATCTGGTCAGGATCGCCACCCAGCCTGCTTGCCATGCCAATCAAGTACTCTTTAACTTCGGGATATAATATAGCCTGGCCATCTTTAATGGTGTAGATTGGGCCCTTTATGCCCTCGCTAGATGTTAAACCACGGAAGGGATACGAGTCGGCTTTCTGTTTCTTAAATTTGCCCCTCATCAAGTCCGTGACTAGTTTTTGCCGGATCTCGGGATTGTCTTTGTATGTTTCATTAAGTTCATCGATCTTTGCCTGCAATTCGATCTCTGCCTGCAAATCAGACCCCGGCTCCGGTGGGCCCGGAAAAAAGCTGCCCTGAAACTCTCTGATGTCTCGCTTTCTCTGCTCGGGATCGGGCGTGTTTTTAATAATATCAGCTAATTCTTCTTGGTCAGTAGCCAGGTCTTTCTTGTCTAAGAGGTAATAATCCTGGGGTAGCGACTCGCCAGTCGTGGTGCTTTCAAAAAATTGTCTGAGGTCTTGCCTTCTTTTCTCGGGATCGGGCTCCGCTAATATTTGATCTAGTTCTTCTTGTGCCTCGGCTCTCAATATAGCTTCGTCTTCAGCGGATGTGAGTCCTAAAAATTCCGTGTCGCTTCCTTCGGTAGGCGCTCCAGGACCTCGTCTAATTGGATTGAATGAAGTAAACCGCTGCTGCTCCGCTCGTGTCATAAGCATAGGTTTTGTATCAAGCCTGCTCTCTCCTGGGCGCATGACAATATCAGAAAGGGGCAATGCTCCGGCCTGCGATTCCTGTTGCGTTGCAGCGGGCCCCTTCGTCACCGGCCCTGCTGTCGTCGGTGCTGCTGGGGGAGTCACCCGCTTTGCTGCCACTTCGGCCGCTGGGCTGAGACCGAGATCCCTTGGAGTGACGACCTGTTGCTCTCCACCCATCTCAATGAACGGAGCAACAAGTTTTACGCCTGTGGCAACGCCTTGCGGAGTAAGAAAACTACTGAGGGCTCTTTCACCCACACGTTCTATCATTGACGGCCTGCGGCCAGCCAGAGCCTCTCGCCCTAAACCCTTAGCTTGGAACGGCTTTGAAATATCGCCTGGAAGGATGCGCCCCATGTCTACTCCAAGTCTTCTGCTAGTTGCTCTGCACCTTTACGCGACATAGCTGTGTACGGCATCATTGCCACATTTCTAAATTTTTCTAGGAGGCTTGGATCGCCACCTCCGCTGCCTTCGCCTAACTCATCTTGTATAAACTTCCGCACTGCTGGGTCGCTAGTAATGTTGAGTTCCGTTTCTAGGTATTCCCTCACTTCCCTTCTGCTTGCGCCCGCAGTTCGGAGAGCCATAACATCGTCTCTAATTTTCCTGACAGCACCAACCGATCCAGTCTCTCTAAGCAGGCCGGCAATCTCTGCCTCGCCCTGCGCCGCACGCATTCTGGCATCTCCCAAGGCTTGCTCAGACGCTGTTTGAAACTGCGCCTCTTGTTGAGCACGGGTTGCGCCTACATCAGCCATGCTGCCCAGAGCGCCAGCACCTAGAGGCCCTGTGTTCATCGCACCGGCTATTGCACTCTGTGTTCCAGCACGCAGACGCTGTTCACCAATCTGTTGTGCTCGCAGGAGACGACCTGGCTGGTCTCTTAAAGCTGAGCCATACTGCTCAAGGGCTCCAGTAAACCTGCCTTTAAGTTTCTTGTCCTGTTCTCTTGCGTCGGCAAAATCATCCTGCGTCGCCATAATACATCCCTTAAGCTAAATGTTTCTTACCTATAATATACACCCAATGACCACCAGATCCTATGATCGGAAACGGAATCGAGCCACCAGTGTAGGCAGATGCGTTGAACCCGCCCGAGTCGTAAACGTCCCAGCGCACCTCAATAAACTGCTCACGACCTTGTTCCGCTGACGCAACGGCTGATCCCCCTACCGTGTTACTGGCAGTAGACCTAGCCATAAGACCGCTATTTGTTTGCCCAGCAAAGTAGGGTTTACCACCGTCTAATAAGGCTGATGAGACCGCACCATAATTCTTAGTAGAAGCAACACCTGCGACATAGGTGACGGGAATGTTAACAATCTGGTTGTGTACTGTTTGAAATAGCCCAGACGACATTTCAACAGGCTGTGCCACCGTGTCGATGAGGTAGTTACTCAGTGTTGCAGGTGCCCACTGAGCATAAGCTACTTGGCCATAACGTGGCTCATCTGCTCTGATGCCGCTGCCGATTCCAACGCCAACGGTGTTTGTGAAAGTAGCTGAAGTATTATTGGTGAGGCCGTTTGCTACAGCAATGACGTGATGAATCGTCATGGGATGAACTAACGGTATAATCCGGCGATCTGTGTGGTGTGCGCTCTGCGGTGTTGGGGAGGGCAAGTCTTCAAAATTAGTACCGTTGATTTCAGGTACGGTGTTGCCCCACATAGGAACAGCAATCACTTCGTAGCCTGCATTGTCCTTGATGCGTTCGGCACTGCGACGAACGCTTTTCTCGTTATAGCCAGCATTCATCTTCGCCCTGAAGATGTTGTCTACCGCTTCGAGGACGGTGTTTACGCCAGTTGACACATTGTCTGCTTCGATAACTGCATCGGCTGCCGGCGTAGAAATAGTTACAGGAGAGGTATTAAACTGGCCCTGGTGAGATGTAGGTATGTTCTGGACATTTGTATGACCACTGTCTCGTTCTACGAGCGGGTGCCGAAACCGCAAAGATGCGAGCATGTTATTGAATGCGATACCCGGCTGCGTGGGAACACTCAGGGCCGGCCCGTTTATTTCTAACATATATGTTCGGTATGGGTTGATGGCTATATCAATACCCGCCAGCGTCAGCGGGTTGAACTTTAGGTCTTTGCCTTCGAACAACTCTTCGGCATTTAAGGTTACGGTATACAGCTTCTTCTTTGTGCTCGTGTCAGAAGAACCCCAGACCGACATTTCCTTTTCCCACAGCGTGATAGTAACATCGTACTGCGTTACCTTAGAGTAATAGAGAATGCCCTCGGCTGTGTCGGCACCTGCGCCTCCGTCATCAAAAAACGTTGATATAGCGGCACCCTCTGAGCGCTGGTCAAATGATAAACCTATCTCTTCAAGGGTTACAGAAGGGGTTGTCGATGAAACATTGCCGTTACCACTAAAGAACTCCTGCAAAGGTGGCAAAGTAAACGGAATGAGCCTTGCTGGCACCTGCGCTATATCAGTGCCACCAGCGGCACTTTGATTGCGACCTGGCAACCAAGGTATACTGAGGTTGAGCCGGAATGTACCGTATCCCTTTTCAAGGTTATCCTCTTCAACTCCTGTATTGGTTAGCAGCGCCAACGCACTGGCAACCTGTGCGTGGATGTGACTGGTCAGAAGAGCGACACCACGGCTCAGCCTCTTGAGGGTAAACTTAGCCATCGGCCAGCGGCTCCAGCAGCGTAAGTGTTAAGTTGGGCACAGCAGCACGCCATGGCTTGTCGCCCCAATAGGTCGTCCCACCAGAGGGGATTGTGACGGAAAATCGCAACCTCGTTCCAGGGGCCAAAGGGATGTTCAAGTCACGACCTGTCACTGCCACTGCTTCAAGCCTGTCCGACCCGGCATAAGATGGCAGCATGTCAAAAGAAGGTGCGGTAGTGCTGGTATTAGCCTGCTGAGATGTTGTACCGAAATCCTTCTTGTGCAGAACCACATCGTTCTGACTGCGATCCTCCGGCCTCCATGGGTTATCAACGCTGATGACGATACCGATGTTGGTCTGGTTTGATGCGTCGCCTGGAGTAAACGGATGACTAGCAACAGTGTCGTGAGCAAAGATCAAGTCATACGAGTGAATGACTGCAGGCCGACTCAACTGAATTGATGTAGTCCACTGGTACGAAGCCGCACTGTTGCCTTTCATTCGGAACCTATTGATACGATCACCCGTGTCACCCGTGATAGATGGGTTGTTATTTTCTTTCAGCATCCATGGTCGCTGGCCCCAGTTGTAGGATGCGCTGGTAAGATCGTGTGCTGTTGGCGGAGAAAAGCCTAGTACGATTTGTGTTTGCATCCATCGGTTTTGAAGATCGCCATCTGGTACCTTATTGACTCGGCCCTCTAGGCTTTGCAGTGCGTCTTCGAGACGGTTGCCATCAATCGTAGTCCCATCGGCAAACTGCTGATCTGTAAACACCCTGATCGACATTAGATGTTCCCCGTTGCTGTGTGCTGGCCTGCCGTTGCGGTTGTCCAGCCAGTGTGATCTACGCAAAACGCTACCTGAACATTGCCTGCGGCCGCCGCACTAGCAATGACGGTTCCACCCGCTACGCTCATGGCACCATAGGTTGCAGTATTACCTGACCCTGCAAATACACAGTTTACAAACACGGCTTTGGCAGTGCTGGGGATAGCAACAAATGCAACACTGACAGGATGCGTATAGGTGCGCTGAAACGTGCAACCACGAAACACAACTTTGGCCGATCCAGAAAGGGTGACCAAGGCAGCCTGCGAAGAGTCCGTCGAAGAAAAGGTGCAAGAATCAAAGACAGCGTGGTTCTCAACCGTTACAGCCGAGTCAAAGACAGAGCCAGGCATCCCGCTAACTTGCGTGTTTGGCTCCTCTAGCGTCCCACCGCCATGCGCTCCATCTAAAGCTAGAATGTTATTGTCGGCGCTTTTGGGCTCTGTAACAGGCGAGTCAAAAGAGAGAACCTGCTCGCCCATTTGATTGAGAGTACGAGTATCAGAATCAGTAAGACGATCATTGCTCGTCTGCACTTCGTCTCGATCGTAAAACTGAATAGGTAGAAAACGCTCCATTACCTACCCGTCCTTCTCCTGCCACCAGCGGCCCGCAGTGCAGCCTTAACAGAACCTATAACGATTTTCTCAGCACGATTCATCAGAAAGCCGAAACTCATATGAGACACCGACTTGCCTTTGACCGACATGCTCACTGCGTTGACGTTGTACTCCTCGTCATCAACAAGGTAGCTCCCATACTTTAGGTTGTTGTTGAAAGTCCTGTGCTTGAGTGTACTTGTGCTATCTGCCGCCCTGGCTCTGGTCGTATCCTTGTTAACAGCCTGCGTTAAGTCACCTGTTGTGTCGATGACCTGCGTTGTCCACTCTTTCCAGTCAGATCCCATCAGTACATTGTAGAGGCCATAGGTCCAGTTGGAGATTACCTTCGTAGAGCCTGCACCATGAGAAAGGATCTGCGAATACAATCCACGAGATCTAATTTGGGGCTGCTCATCGAGGCCAACGTCAGCACCCTTGTAGCACCAGTCTACTGGTTGGGCGACGCTATCATTTGCACGTCTCTGGTCTGTTCTAAGAGTCTGCTCAACAATGAGTTGACCATTCTTAGCAGTAGAACCAACTGTAGCGGTGACAGTGACAGCGGTAATGCCAAACCCTGTAATACTACTCGTCGTTGCGGCCGGGATAAACTTTACAATTACAAACGGGTTTCTGTTGTTTCTGGCCATGTTGAGGTCGGCCAATGACGAGTGCGTAGCATTCCACCTGATTCTTATTTGGTTGCCAGTTGCATCTGCGCTGCCACTTGTATTATAAACTTGGGCTTCGCTCTGGTTTGCTACCGGCCCCCCAAGGCTAAAACCATCCAAAGCAATGATGCGCTCTGTCGGTGCCTCGATGTCTAGGATTGCTCCGCTGGAAACTCGTGGTGTCCACCGAGTGTTATCGAAGGTAAACAGTAAGTCGACACGATCCGGGCGCTCAACACTAGCACTTGTCACTAGGTCGAACTGAACCTCCAAATCACCTGCTGCATTGTAACCCAGTTGGTGAGCATACATGCGTACACCCGTGTTTATAGCAGCGGTTGTCGCCGACTTGAAGTCGTACAGGTGACGAAACAGTCGCTGGTCCTCATCTTTAACACTGCGGTCCAGAGCACCACCACGGCCCATTTGCAGGATCTGCATCGAGTTGTTGGTAGTAGTTGTGTCTATATCGACTGTTGTGATGCTCTGTGTTTCTACGGAACTAACGAGGAAGATGTCGTCCTCACCGGCCAGAACGTAGGGGTTGAATATATTACTTGTTACCCCAACTCGGGCTGTTCCCCCAGATACAGACACCATGGACTCAGTGGTCCAAAGAGCCCAATCGCCATTGAAGTACCAACACAGATTGAGTTCACTAATACTGAAAAGGAGACTGTTAGTTTCTTCATGGTAAACCATCTTTACCGTGTGCTGTGACGGGTCAAACTTATACAGCGTTGTCGGCTGCGTTATGGACATATCTGTCACACCACTTGCGGTGAAGTAGTTATGAAGCGGTGATGTTATAGAACCGTTAAAGAAGCTATCAATAGGCTCACTGATCGTCTTAATGCTTAGTCCGTTTGCGGTGACATAGACACCGTTACGATCCGCCCAGAGAACGTTGTTTCCTCGTGAAACAATCGCTCCATCACCAAGGCAGCCGATGTTTTTACTTACAACTTGCAGCCGCCCAACCGACAGGACTGGGGCAGGACTGGGCTGATATAGAAACGTTTCAGTTTCAGTGTAGATCAGTATGTTGTCACCGATCTGACTGATTGCCGTAATTTCATTCTGACTGGGGATCTGAAACGAATTGCGAGCGATGAACTGATTGCCTTTGTTAAGATCTGAAATAAAGACAGACTGACCATCACTAATAACGAGCCTGCCGAGAACACTGCCAAGGGCTTTGACTTTGGGAAACGATGACTGGTCTAGATACGCATAAGCATCTGAAAACACACCATCAACAGGGGTGACAGGGTGTACTAAGTTGCTCTCTCCGTAACCTACTGCAAAGTCTAACTTCTGACTATTCTCAATCTGTTTAGATCGACTGTTTCTAAAGTCTGCTGGGTGATAAGCCCACAGTCCAGTGCGCTCGTTTCCCAAGTACAAAACATCGGAGAAGAACTCGAAGAAGAAAGGAGAGTCTATGGCTGACACCCAACTCTGGTTATCTTCGTCTTCGTTGGTCTGATAGTGGTAGGTCCAGTCGAACATAGAGTCTCGGCTCTGAATGTTCTGGCTGCTGTGCCGATGCAGCACCTCTTCCCAATACTGGTCTGTAGCCAGGTCGTAAATCCAGACACTATACAATGACAGGTATCTATTATTGAGACCCGTGGAGTCAGCCGTAGCCACCGTAGACAGGAAGACAGAAACGATCTGCTCATGGCCAAACGATGTCTGGATAAGTTCCGAACCAAGGTGCTTCTTTAACCCGTAGTCGGTACCCTCTTCCAGCAGCATAGTGCTGTCGAGTTGAGCCCGCTGGCCAAACCCTGGTCTTGTTTGCCACGCACTAAGAGACCTGGGCTTCCATAGGTTCTGCACCCAGCCTGGGCGCTCAACGTCGGTCTGCGACATCCCACCTTTGACCAACTCTACTTCGGTCGTGCGGGAAGCCATCAGTACGCCTCAATAAGTCTTTGTGTGCTTTGCGCTACGCCGCCTCCCCAAAAGCGGGTAAGCCATGTCTTCAACTCACGAATCTTCTCCAGCCTGCGCTTCTCCAAGGACGCATTCTCTGCGTTGTCCCTGACCTCGTAATACTTAGCAGCCATCAGAGCGATCAGCGGGTGAAACTGATCTAAGTTGTCGATAAAGTCAGATGCAGCATTGAAGTTTACGTCATGGTAAGGAACGAACTCCATGCGGAACGTATCGGTGTACTTGTAGCCGAAGTAAATACTGTTGCCCTGGCGTGCATAGTCGTCACCACAAAGCAACTCGACACTGTTCTTAGGATTGAGGAAGAACGAAGCCTGGTTGCTCGTCGTGTTGTCAATTGCAGCGATTCTAACCAGACGATGCAGTTTGCTGTCCGAGTTTGCAGCATCGGATGCTGTGCTTAAGAACCGAATGTTCGTTACTGAATCCTGTGCAGTAAGATCGTAAACATCACTATTGGTCAGCGTGATGAACGCTTGTTTCGTAAAGACATCAGGCTGAATACTAACCACAAGGTCTCGAAACTCACGATAAGCCTCCGACAGCATCACCACTGCTTGAGCCTTCGTTAGAAACGTTTCATCGTCTTCGTCAATGAGAGAACGAAAGAAATCATACACCTCGCCTGTATTCATCAGCCACCACCCATATTACTCATAACGTTGCCACGCTCTGGGTTAGCCTCGCCATCAAGCTGTTGTCGGTATGCCGTGCGCTCGCTGTACTCTTGGTGCTGCTGTGCAGCCTGCGCCTGTGCAGCACCTGACCCATAACTGGCCATTAGTTTGGTTAGGTCTTCTCTCTGGCGCTCTTGACGTGGGAACACAGTCCTAGTGAGCATCTGGTCTCTGGCCTCACGATCAGGTGCGCCGAAGGTTTCTAAAGATACGTACACGTCCCGAATGTACTGCTGCGTCTCTTGCGGCAGCATGTAGTATGTTTCGGTCTGGATGAAGTCACCAAAGACCCGCTTGAACGCCTCAATATCGTCCGTCGGGAAGATCTCGATCATCTTGTTCTGCGTAGCTGCAACAAGCAACTCTTGTGCATGACTCAAGCCACGCATGCGCTTGGTGATGTAACTACTGCCGGTCTTGAAGCTAATCTCCTTGATGGCCTCTTCACGGCTGATGAGTTGTGCCTGATAGAGTTCCAGCACCCGGCGCTCACGATCCTGAATCTCGTCACGGAACAGGGATCCTGCCTCGATGCGGATTTCTGGGTCATCTACAATGTCAGTCTGCTTCAGTTGTTTGTAGACCATAGCACCCGTGTCATCGAGCATCTTAATAAGACGTGCCTCTGTGTAGTGCGCCTTCATCAAGGCAAGCACCACCTTGCACAGGTCTAGGATGGCATCCTCGATCGCATCCTGAGTGACAGCCAACTGCGTCATGTCCATGGCTGACAGGTTCTGAATGGCTTGACCGGAGTGGATACCAATCGCACGTTTACCCAGCGTGGTAGCGTGGATACCCATGATGTCGCCGATCTCAGACTCTAGTTGAGCGATGTTCTGCGGGACATAGGCTGGCATACCAGGCATTTGAACGGGACTAGGTGCTCTGCCCCCCGTGTCGTCGTAAAAGATTTCATTGCCAGGCTTGCCGGTAATCATGCCGGCCTGCACCCCGGATGAGTTGGGGATCATCCAAGGTGGGTTTGCAGTTAACAATGTGTTTTCAATCACCTGCTGGCGAGAGCGATTGTAATGAATCTGAACGTCAACGACGGGCTCGATTGCACCCATGCCCCAAAGAATACCCTCGGTGACGGTGTAGCGGACAAACTGGATTGGGAACGTTCCGCCAGGCCACTTGGTTTCAAACAAGATGTGCGGTCCCATGATGACGCAGTGTCGTCCGTCTTTGTAATATACATCGTGGATGTCCACGGTGTTCTTGATAGGCTTCTGCTGTTGTGCCTGAGCACCAAAGTAGGTTCGCATACCATGAGGAGGCCCTGCTTCGGCCTGCTCTTTGATTAGTTCTTTGTGATCTGGGTACGCTTTCTCTAGGTCCGCCTTCTTTACGATCTTGCGAATCGCAACAAATGAGGATTCTTCAATCTCTGTAGCGCCAGGCTCGAAGTACAAGTCGTAGGGCTGAATAACCTCGGTGATGATGTCTTTCTTCGTCGTACTGTATCGGGTCAGCAGCGCTGCGTTACCAGTCATCAAAAGCCACCGGACAAGTTTACCGACTACCTGTTTCATCCGCATGTTGTGCCAGTAGTAAGACAGTGCTGCCTCACTGGACTCAGCTTTGAGAATGTCCTCGATACTGTCCGATGCTGGGGCTACGGCAACCGATGGGTAGGCTGCAATCAACTTAGCCTGAAGATTGCGGAACGGATTGACGATCTTATTGGCAGTGAAGGTATTCCGAGCACGCCTAGTAACAAATCGTCGGCGCACATCATCGTAACGCAGGTGCTGTTGGTTGTTGAGGAAGAGAGCACACATATCCCAAATGCGCTTATACCGATCCTTGTCGGTATCGCACTCCGAGATCATTGCTTGGACTTTAGTGGCCTTTTTATCTTCGGCCATTAGCCTAGCGCCCCGACCAACTCTCCAAGAATGTCTGCGCCTGCCGAGCCAGCCACTTGAGCTACTGGTGCTGGCACACCGGCCGCAGTCATTCCCGCTGCTGCAAGTTGTCCTGCCATGCCGCCTAGTTGCTGCTTGCGCTGTTGTTGCTGCTGCTGGCGCTGCTGGAGGACACGTCGAAGAGCGGCGGTCCTAGCCTGCTGCTCCTGCCCTGTTTCTGCGAGCATTCGGGGGTCCATTTGGGACATGCCGGGAACTAAACCAGGAACTCTCATTGGTAATCTCCTCGCAGGTAATTGATGCCGTAGTAGGCATCGTCAATGTCGTCGTTGTCCCCAGCCCCCCCGCTGAACACGGGGAGGTCAAGGGACCTT